GTTATGAAATTATTAATATCTAAAAAAGAATATGTTCCAACACCAGCAATAACAAAAGGGTTATTACTGTTTGCATTTGTTTGAATTACTCCATTGACAATTGTTAAAGACATTTGTATATATACTATACTAAAGATAATTTTTAAGACTTTAATTTTATAAAAATAATATAATATAATATTATGAATAATGAAATTTTTATCATTTGAGAACAACGGTCATCCCGTGGTCACAATAAAGTCAACGTCAAAAAAGCTTAATAATAAAGTCATCCATTTAGATGATAAAGCACGGTCCTTGCACGGTTTTAATGAGCTTAAATTAAAAGGAGACGATAGCTTCCAATTAATACCTAATCCTAAAATTGAAAGGAGTATAAATTATGTCTGTGGTTCTAGTGGAAGTGGTAAAACATGGTGGATAAAGCAGTTTTTAATAGAATATAAAAAGACATTTCCGAAAAATGAGATATATGTTTTTTCTCCTTTTCCAGAAGCAGATAAGTCATTTGATGGGGTTAAAGTATCTTATATAAAAATTGATAATGAACTACTTGAAGACAATTTAACACCGCAAGATTTTAAAGATTCTATGGTCGTGATGGATGATATTGAAGCAATTTCAGATAGAACATTAAATAAAGAAGTTCATAGAATAGCTGATGCAATTTTAACAACAGGCAGACATTATCATGTTAGTTGCTGTCTAGTGTTTCATGAAGCGTGTAATGGTCAGAAATCTAAAAAAATCTTAAATGAAAGCCATACTATCACCATCTTTTTGCGCACTCTCGGTAAGCGCGCGATGAAATATTTGCTAGAAAATTATCTCGGTCTTGGAACAGATGAAATAAATAGATTGAAAAAAATTAAAACGAGAGCATTAACTATTGTTAAAGGATATCCAAAGCTAGCAGTTGGTGAAAAGGAAATAATATGCTTAAATTGTGATGATGATTCAGACAGTGATGGCAGTAGTGAAGACAGCGATTCGGATGTTTTAAAATATGAGTCCAAGAAAAAGAAAAAAATTAAAAAGAAATATTAATTTTCTAACATTTTTTATAATATAATTATATATTATAATGATTGTTCAAATTGTAGATTTGATGAATTCAGACAGAGATAAAAAACGCTTTAAAGTGATGCTTAATAATGGTAAATCTTATAATTTTGGATTGAAAGGAGCATCAACTTATTTAGATCACCATAATAAAGATAAAAGACGAGCTTATTGGAGACGACATTTTAATAATCCATTAGAAAAGCATTTAATAGCAACTTTAACACCATCACCAGCATTGATGAGTTCTTTTTTATTGTGGGGCCCTTATACTAATATACATAAAAATATTAAGCATTTAAATGAAGTATTCAAAAAGAAAATATAACTATATAATATATACATGCCATATCAAATACGGAAATTACCTAATGGAAAATATGAAGTAAAATTAAGGGACACGGGTCAAATATTGAGCAAAGGAACTACACTAACTAAAGCTAAAAAACAAGTAAGATATTTAGGAATGATGGAACATATGAAGAAACAAAATTTAGATGAACATGGAGGATCAATTCAATCAGTATTATTTAATAAAGATCACCATACAGAAAAAGAAGCTGATAAATGGCTGCGGCATCATGGTTTTAAGGTTGATAAGTCAACATATAACTTTGATTCACCTAATTTTTACAGATATAGGCAACATGAGCCCGATGAAGACAAGTACAAATATAGAGTTCATGAAATTGATCCCGAAACAAAAATAATGTTCGTTTTAGAGTATGAAAAACCAAAAAAGAAGCTTAAAGGAGGCGCTTTGAAGGCATCAACTTTAAAAGGTTTATTACAAAGCGGTTATAAGCATCCTAATGAGCAAGTTAAAGAATTAGATGGCTATGTAAGAGATGATAGTCTATCAGGTAGAAGACATCAGGTATACCATAACCCCCAAACCGGAGAAGCAGTTATTAGTCATCGTGGAACTGAATCTACAGCTGCAGATTGGTTGAATAATGCAGCTTATGCTACTGGACTATATAAATTCACAAATCGTTATAAGGTAGCAAAAGACGCACAACAAAAAGCCGAGCAGAAATATGGTAGTAATAATCTCACTAGCATCGGGCATAGTCAAGGGGCAATGCTTGCAGGTGATTTGGGTAAGAATTCAAAACAAATTGTAGCAGTTGATAGGCCCGCAAAAATAAGCGAGGTATTATTTGGTAAAACAGGAAAGAATCACCAAGATATTAGAACATCTAAAGATTTAGTTTCATCTATGATACCATTTCAAAAGATGACAAATAAACCGATTACTATTAAAACGAATGCAAATCCTATCGCCGCACATGATTTAGGACATTTAGACAAATTAGGAGATAGAGAAATAGGAAGTGGAATCCATAAAAATAAACGTAAGCGTTCTGCATGGATAGAGCATGTTTTAAATTATAGTAAGCAACATAATGTACCATACAGTGTCGCATTAAAGGATTGTAGTAAAAAATAATTATAAAAAATATTTTATTATCTAATACAATATATATAATAAAATATTATGAGAATTGGTAGTAATTATAATGAACTAAGAAATAAGCAACTACAAGAAATTTGGAATGATTACTATGTCAGCCCGATGAAAAGAGTTTTTAATTTAGAAAGACAAGAATATATTAAAGTATATCCAGATGCAAAAACGCAATTACATAGACCAGATGTACCAGTACAAGTTGTTCATCAATTTCAAGTGGTAGCCGATAAATTTGCAAATCAACTTGTATCATTTACTGCCTTAATAGAAAGAGGTAATATAATTTCAAGTCATCCTAATAGTGCTTTTGATATTTCAATGCAGAAATGGAGTGATTTATTTGATGCTTATACATCTTTTAAGCAATCCATTAACTATTTTATAAAATTTGAAACATATAAGTCTCGTGATATTGTAGTTATAATTGATAGGCTAGTTGTTATTTATCTTTCATTTATTGAAGCATTAAACGATTTTCAGAGAACATATGCACGAAGCGGTCGCGGAGAAGTTGAATTAGATGAGATTATTATGAATAGAGTAGATGAAATGACAAATTTTATGCAAACAATTCAAAATAAGTTTCAAATATTTTTATCCAATGCACCACCACCACCTATACAATTAAATATGGTAAATCAAAATCAAGCAAATTCAGATGATGAAGAAGATGAAGATGATAATAGTTTTTATGATGCAGGTTCTGGAGATGATGATGACGACAACGACGATGACGATGACGGAAATGATGACAGAAATGCAGGGCAAAGAAGAGCAATTCAAAGTTTATCAACTCAAAGCGCAGTATTAAATCAAAATGTTGGATTAACACAACAACCAACAGTTTATGACGCATTAAGAACTGATTATATCAATACTAGAGGTATATCAGCAGAAATATTTAATGAAACATTAAATGCAGTACAACCCTTTTTTCAAAATCCACCAAATCAGCCGGCAGAAATAGGCTTATTAGAACATTTATTAGATTTTGCAGCTAGAATTCATGGCGTTGATAGAGATGAAATTGTAAATACAGCAGATACTAATGGTTTATCACCAGAAACAATTCAAGTAGGTATAAATCATCCAAATGTTACAAATGAAGAGTTAATAAATTATTATCGTAGAAATATTATTTTTCAAAAACTTGAACAAATAATTGAACAAGAAAACCAAAGAAAACAAGCATATGCACAACAACAAGCACAAATACAAGCACAAGCGCAATTACAAGCAGCACAAGCAGCACAGCAAGCAGCACAACAACAACCACCAGCGATATTATCAGCAGCTATGGGAGACGGACGAGCAACAGTAGCAGCACCAGCAGCGGCATCAAATGATCCATCAACGAAATCACCAAAGATAAAGAATAGAGGAGTCATATTACCAATTAGTAGTAAGGAATCAGTAGAAAAAATTAAAGAAGTAGCTAAAAGAAGAGGATTAACAGATGAAGAAATTAATAATGCAGAATCTGAATCAATAGTTAATGGAAATTTGGATAAAAAATTACTAACAGCTAAATTATTTGAAATTCAAAAGGCTAAAATAGCAGAGGAAGAAAAGCTACAAAATGATAATGACGTAGCTAATCCAGCACAATTATTGACTCTTCAACAATCAACTCCTATAGTATCAAAAGCTTTATTTACAAGAAATGATGATGACGACGGATACAATGAAGAAAACTCACAACTTTATACAACAGGTATTTTACCGGAGAGTGTTGAAAAATTAAAAGCTGGAATAGCAACACCACATACTAAATTGACAAAATTTGAAGAATTAATAAAAGGAAAAAATTTAGGAACTGCAGATGAATTATTAGATTTATGGAATTCTAACAATTATGAAGCATTATATAACTTATTAATTGAAAATGAACCAAGTCTTAGAAAAGCAGTTATATCTGAATTAGAAACAATATCTCCACAGCATAAAGATGGATTCAATAAGTTTGTAAGACAGCAAAGAACACCAGCAAAAGCAGCAGCATCATCACCAATAAAACAACAATCAGGACAAAAAAGAAAGCAATTACAACGAACACCAGTTAAACACGAAGAAGAACAAAAAGAACAAAAGATAACAACAAGAGCACAAACAGAAGCAGCAAAGAAAGAACCAAAGTATGCATCAGAATTCAGCGGACCAGGATATTTGAAATTTGATCCAAGTGAAGCACAATCAGCACCGCAAATAGCATTGTATAATTATGCTGCAAATCAATTAAAATTAAATACAAATTGGAAAAATTCAAGAGGAAGTTCAAAGCCCGGAATAGTTCAATATAAAAGAGATTATGTTGATAAAAACGGTTTAGAATCATGGGACCAGCTAGTAAGCGCTATATTGCAGATTCATCCAGGATATTTATCAGGTTCTAAAATTTCAATTTAAATGTAAATCTTTTTTGATATTTTCATGTTTGTTAATCCATACTTTAGTTTCACGTTGTAATATTTCATTCATTTCATCATTTAGCTTACTTAATTTATTCTTAAACTTGCTTTTTGTTTTCAAGTTGGTTATTAAATCAATGTCTTCAAATACATGTTTTAAGAAAATATTTTCCACTATATTATTTAAATATTCTTTCTGACTTTGTAATGTAAATTTAAATTCGTTTAATTCAATATTATATTTATCAAGTAATTCTAAAACAACTTCTATGTTTGATTTGACCTTACTGATAATACCTAAATCAGAGTTAAACAAGTGAAATAATAAACTGAGATTTTTATCCTTATGTTCAATTTGATAAATAACAAAAAGACGTTTTAATGCTTTGTAATATTTCTTTTGTTTAATAAACTTCTTAACATCTTTTTGAAAGTCTTTTATTAATTTGTAATCAACTGATTTATTATGTTCATCTAATGTTTTATTATCTGAATCTAAAAAATACATCATACTTATCTCAACAAAATCACCGTAATTTTCACGATATATAATTTCTAAAAATAATGAATCATCTTCTTTGATGAATGCTTCATTAAATGAAATATTTTCTTTTCTTCCTTTGATAAGCTCGTTTAATGTCCATTGTTCATTCATTGCACGAAAGCCAATAAAATATATATTTGGATTCTTTTTAATGATTTCAAACATTGTTTTAAAAGACTTGGATAAATATTTTATGGTTTCTTCTTTTGTATTATGTTCTAATAAATGCATGTTTAAATCATAGTCTAAACCATATAACATACCCCTTATGCTGTTAGAACCAACAATATTATAATCTTTATTGAAACTTATACAACTAAAAATATTTTTTAAGAAATTAGGATAACTTAATAAGCTTTTTTCGTTAATATTCATATATATAATTAATAGAAAATAAATATATGAATACAAAAAATGATTAATGTGCTTTTGGTTTTCTTTGCCTAGTTCTGCGAGGCGACGGCATCATCATTGCTGGTATTCCATCTGCTAAATCTGATGAGGCTACATTTGAACCACCATATAAAGAACCACCATGCATTGAATAAGGCGCGGGCATATCATAAATATTATGACCTGCTATATGATGCACTTTACTTGATTTTTTAGTTGTATAATCTAATTCTCCTTTATGTGTTTTACTTCTAGTTCCTTTTTTATGATGAATACCCATCCCTATATAAGGAGCTGGCATATCATAAATATCATGACCACCAATATGATGAACTTTATCACCTTTTTTCGTTGTATAATCTAGCTCGCCTTTATGTGTTTTACTTTTAGTTCCTTTTTTGTGATGATGAATACCCATTCCCATATAAGGCGCTGGCATATCATAAATATCATGTCCTGCAATATGATGAACTTTATCCCCTTTTTTCGTTGTATAATCAAGCTCACCTTTGTGTGTTTTACTTCTTGTTCCTTTTACATGTCTTTTTACTCTATGCATACCTTTTCCGAATAAAGCATTACCTAGGGCGCTTCCTGCTTGATTTCCTAAATCACTTCCAATTTGACCTGCAACGGGGGCTAATTCTGGTTGTCCTAAAAAATCAGATGCACCTTCTCCTAGTGATTGACCGATAGCTTGACCAGTATCTTTTAATATTGATTTTCCAATAGGGGCTACAGCATGAGAAATAGAATGGCCTAAATTATTAAAGAATTTTTTAGCAGTGATTTTACCACCCATTAATGGCCCATTTTCTTCAGAATGTAAGCTATCTATATTATTTATATGGTGTCTTTGAATTTGTGATAATCTTTGAGCAATTTTTCTATTGTATTGAGTATCAAACATTTAATATATATTAGTGTTATATATTAATTGTTGAAGAAAATAAAAAAATATTATTAATTAAGTAGGAGCTACAGTTAAATTAACGGCCGCCCAGTTACCATTTCCATAATAAATACTTAAATAGGGAATAGGCGTTTCACCAGATGTATTTATCCATAGGGACATCATACCTAAATATGGAGTAGCAGGGTAATATGTACCAGTGCTTGAAACAGTTGGCACGCAGAAATTACCACCAAAAAACGTAGTAGTACCTGGAGCACCAATAACGACTTGATTATTTACTCCGACCGTATCTATAGAATTTGATGATGATGTTTGTAATGGAGTAGCCTCATAACCAATTAAAGTTAAATTTGAATAAGTTGATGTATCAGTTGAAGAAGGACCTGCAGAAGTTCCGATGCATGTACAATTAGATGATTCAGAAGATAAATTATAACCAGCTTGATATCCACACGCGGTGTTATTTGTTCCAGATAAAATTGCACATAATGTCGAATTTCCAATGGACGTTGTGTATGAAGCAGTTGTAAGTAAATTGCATGCATTATGACCATAAATACAATTACTATTTCCACTAGAACATGATTGAGACGTATTATTGCCAATAATTGTATTATAAGATCCAGTTGTAACATTTTCAGCAGCACCTCCCCCAAGAAAAACATTACTATCGCCTGTACTAAGCTTAAGACCAGCAGAATTTCCGATCAAGGTATTGTTTGAAGCACCATTTAAATTAATACCACAACTATTCCCTAAACATAAATTATTATTGAGTGTATTGTCATATATTTCAACACTTGATGTGCTATTTCCAGAGCTTAATATTAAATCACCATTATTATCAGTAGTTATTGATGATGCTACACCAGAACCGATTTGTAAATTAATTTTCTTAGAAGTTGAAGACATTTACTATATATTTAATGTATGAGAAAATAATATTATATATATTTTATTAAGCAGCATTTAATTGTGTCCATTCAGTGCCGTTATAGAAATTGTAATTTAATTTTAGAAGTTTGTGATGACATAATATTATATTTATTTAATGTGTTTGTGTATTTTGCTTGTGTGATGATGGTGATGCATTGAACCGCCACTAGTTGAAGCTCCTAAACTTCCACCAATTTCTTCATGATGTTTATGATGTCTATGCGCGTGGTGATGACCTTTTTTATGCATAACATGACCTATTGCGCTTTTTAATTTATCATGAATTGAACCGCCGACTAATCGTTGTACGTCATGGGAGGTATAAGGAGGTTGCATAGATGCATCTAATACGTCTTGTTTGCTAAGTAATCCTTCATATACTGACGATGTTCCACGATCACATACAAATACACCACTGTTCATTGTTATTAAAACTAATTCTGGTGTAATACCAGTTGCACCACTTGGAAATCCTATTGTTGTATTAGCGGGTATTTCATTACTTGCGGCTTGCGTGTAAGTTGTCGTCTGATTTGCTACTTGGAGGGAAAACTGGATTTGGAACGAACCTAAGGACCCAGGACTTAAATAGTCAGGTAATTCTATATCAGACCCAAATTCTAAAATAAGAAGTGATCCACACGTTGGAGTTGGAAATATATATCCTTCTGAACTCATGATAGTTTGCCATCCAACAAAATCAGACCATGGTTGAGTTGATCCATTTTTTACCGAACATTTCCACAGGTCATATTGTGAATAATTACTCATTAAACCGGAAGAGTTGGCAAAATTAATATTAATTTGATTGATTACTAAAAATGAATTACTATAAGCTGGTGTCATAGTGCTTAATTGAGGTCTTGTGAAAATTATAAGCTTATCAGGTATCATGTTCAGCTGGATTGTTGAACTAACAAGAGTTTGAAAACTTGGTGTGATTCCTTGAACTGGATAACTGGAAATTGTCGTCGGTGACCAAGTTGCTACTGGACAATTCGGTAATGAAGTTGACCCGCCTGCAGTTGAAATATATCGGGGCATACTGTAATACGGTACCACATTACGTGATTTGAGGAGCATTGATGGTTGGGGACTTAAAAAGGTGAAAATTAGTCTGGTATTTTGAAACGGTGTAGCAGAATTTAATGCAACTGTTAAATTAGGATTTGCGCTGGACCAAAACCTGTTAGGTGATGAAATATTCATCTGCAAATTTAGGTTCTGAATTCCATAAAAACCCATTGGTGCAGCTTTTGCGTCTCCAAATAGAAATGGTGATAATAAAACTGGTTCAGTAAGGGTTGTTGACAAGTATACCTGGTAAGAACCGTCTGCTGGAGCATTTTGCAAATATAAAGTATAATTGTCTGTGGCTGCGTTGTATGTTGTATTAGTTGTTGTATTTACAATTTTAGTGATTGTATAATTGTGTGATCCGCGAGAAGCAAAATCAGTATTTAAAGAATTTGTATTATAAGCGCCTAAAACGTTATTATTTAAAATTACATTTTGTTGATATCCTTCTGTAAAATTTGCGTTAGTAGGGTTAAAGGAACAGTAGTAGTTATCTGGGATACATGGGGTATAACCGTGATTTTTATATAGCTCTTCGGGTTCATTCATTAACATAATAGCAGGTAAAATATCAGCTATATTTGTTGTGACTGTTGTATTGTTTATAGTAGCAGATATGACGGAAAACAAACTGTGAAGGGGAAAACATTGCATTCCATCTGATTGCCCTAAATTTAAAATACAATTACCTTCTGTTACACCTGGAACTGTAATTATAACACTAACTGTTGATGTTAATAATACACGACGATCAATTATGGTCTGTTCACTTGGAATTTGCACGTTGAAAACGATCTGACTGGATGAGACGCTGTTGGCATTGAATATGGCCTGTGTGTTATTAGCAGCGCCTTTAATTACTGCATAATTTACTTGGTCCGTGCATAATAGACGACTATCTTGAACAAGCACGCAATTAAAATTTGATTCCATAATATTATATATATAATAGTATAGAAGAAAAAAATAATGAATTATAATTATTTAGATTCTATATATTGTTTGTGTTTAGCAGACTTTAGATGTTTGGATTTATAGCAATATTGAAAAGTTGCACCACATTCACACTCATATGGATTAGTGTTCAATTTATATTTTCCCTTATTATTTTCACGGTAAGTTTTCATATATTCTCTATACTTTTCTTTATGCTCTTCTTTATACTTCTTATTCATCTCATATATTTCCTTCTTGTGGTTTTCATTATAAGTTTTTATTCTTTGTTTTATCTTTTCTTTGTTATCCTGGTAATATAGTTTGTGTTGTTCAATTATTTTGTGCTTGTTATTTTTATAATAAACTTTATCAGATTCTTTTTTACATCTATTAGGACATACCATGTTTAATCCTGCATTAAAATGCTCATACCAATATCTTTCGCGTGCTGCTGCTTCATTCCTATCATTGCATGGATATTTTTCAATTTCAATCATTACCCAATTATCCCATCCTCCATTATCACGAATCATTTGATACACTTTAAAATTATATGCTTTTTTATTTATATTATTGCAGTTATTTTTATGTTGTTGTTTTCGTTTAGTAAAATTTGTTGTATGTCCAACATAAGCATCACTTATGCTTAAATCATTACACACAATTTTATATATAATTGTATTTTGATAATCTATAATATCTTTTGGCATTTTATAATATTATATAATATTTTATGTTTAAGTTATTTTTTATTTTCATTTTATTTTTATTTTTATTTTATGATTCAAAGGTTTTGGATCTAAAAAGCAACTTGCAAGTAAATGATTCACCACTTAATAGATAAAAGGGTATTGCATTAAATGATCTATCCACCCAATACACTGATATGTTTATATCTTGAAGGGGTGTATTAGATCGCATATCAATTAATCTATATTCACCACTTGGTGTATAGTTAATATAACCTCTATAGTCACCATTACTAGAAGTAAAATCAGTTAATGATGCTACAATTTGAGCATTACTAGAACCTGTTATTATTTGATTTCCATTATATAAATAAGGTAGGCCTTTGTTTGTTTTTACAACTGGTATAGAGTCTGATACAAATAATAAGCTTTGAACGGGATTCCATGCTGGTGTAGTAGAATATTGCTGCGAAACTAAGCAGTAAGTTGTTGTTGTAGAATTAAATGGAAATGTTGGGCATATTGACGTTATACTAGTTCCATTAAAAGAATTAATTAAAATTTGATTATTACCCCCTGGTATTGCTTGTGTAAATGTTGTATTTACTGAACCATCTGAATTATAAGTTAATGGAAATGCAACCATAGGAGCTGATCCATCTTGATATTGATAATTTGGAAATGAATTAAATAAATTGTATAATGGTGCATTGAAAAATATTTGAATTTGACCATAATTACCGGGTGTTATTCCTCCATTTGTAATAATTGTATTTGAACCATTATAAGTTGCTGTTAAATATCCACCTGATGATGAACCTATTTCTGCATTAATTGTTGCTATTGCTGTATCTGCATTCCATGTCATAAAGGGTGCTGTTGTAACAGGTAAAATTATACTATCATTATTACACGTTTCTTGTAATGTGGTAAAAGCTTGATTGAAAGCATTATTAACTAAATCTATCCAATATGAGTATGAGTAACAATTATAATATCCTGTGCTATTATCTTGAAATGTTGTGCTGTTATTTGGTGCATTTGATAATTGACTTTCTGCAATCCATTGTACATATGTTTGATCACCTACATAAACCTTACCGTTCACTGCATATGCTAAAGTTATGCTATAAATTGTTGGTTGCCCTACATTGTACTGGGGATTAGTAGTTGTAGATGATGAGGTTAAATCAATTAATGGTATAAAGACTGGTAATGATGATGTATTCATACTGAATCTTATCACAGAAAAATACCATTCTGAACAGTTTTGTAATATATTTTCTGATAAGTTAGACTTATATATTAATGGTTGAGGGGCGGCTCCATCTGTAGAAAAGTTAGAAACGATGATGTCATAATAAATATGTGTATCAGTGATATCTAAATGAGAACGTTCTACTAAATTCGGGAAGCTTTGGTTTGATGTGATCGGTCCGTTCGGCATGGTTATATTATATATAGTAAAAGAAAAATAAATAATATATGATATTATTATATATTATATATGTTTAAATTTTGGGAAGATGGAAATAATTTTAAAAAGATACTTAGTTATTCGTTTTCTGATCATGATATTAAATTATATTTGGGTGATGATGCAAAAATTATAGAATATTCTGAATTAAAAGGTTATAATAATATTGATGAACTATTACCAAATGATAAATCATATGTTGTAATATTAATAGAATCGAAGAAACGCTCTGGACATTGGGTAAGCCTAGCAAGACACGGAACAAAGCTGTATTATTTCGATAGCTATGGTAAAGGGATTGACGAAGAACTGAAGTTAATTAACCCTTTCTGGAGAAAAAAGCTACAAGAAAATGAGAAAATGTTATTAAAATTGGTTAATGACTCACCATATGATTGTGAATATAATTCTGTTAAGCTACAGACGAGTAAATCATGGGATAACAGTTGTGGGAGATTTACCTGCTTTTGGCTGTTAAATTTCTTAAAAGGACAAACGTTAGATGAATTTTTAAATATGGTTGAACTTGAAGTCGAACAGCGCAATTACCAAAAATATCACCCCTTTGAATTTGACATGGTTGTTATAAATCATATTAAATATATGCCTAAATAAAATATATAGTTTTTTATTTAATTAATTATATAATAAAATAAAAAATTATCTAAATTTAATATATATATAATAAAATGTCCGGTTATGAAGAGTCAGATATTTTTGATGTCGGGGAAAAAATACAAATGAAGTTTTTAAATGAATTGAAAATTGATATGGAAAAATTATTAAAAGACTTTGCATTCAAATCATTCAAATGTAGAGACGAACTATTACACGGAATTATTCATAATAAAAAAGTCCCTATTGATGATGATGCTATTAAGCAAGTTAAAATAACAAACGATGATATTCAAATTATTAAGCGTAAGAGAGGAAGGCCCCCTAAAAAGATGGTCAGAATTGATGCTTAACCATTTAATTTCTTATAATCAACTCTTTCAATATTACGACGGCTTCTAGGTTCATTTAGTTGTTCATGTGTTGGTCTTTGTTCAATGCCTGCTTGTTTCAGTTTCTTTTTAATTTTATTTTGTTTATTAGTTTCTTCAATAATATTTTCAGTTTTGCTATCATCTCCTTCATATAAAATTAAATTATGGTCTATAAAATTTCTATCATCTATTTTTAATACATTATGGTCTAAAATAACTTTACCATTTGTTAGAGTTATTTTTTTACCTTTTCTATTTTTAACTTCATATACTTCAGATGTATAATTTGGCTCAGTTCCTTTTTTCATTGGATTTTCAATAAATAGCCTTACTTTATCACCGGGTTTTATGTCTTTATCTTCATTAAGTGTTGCATTACGAGTTGCTTTTTCTACATTTAATTGTAATATATCTTCTTGTGCTTCTGGATTAGTTAAAACTTGCTGTGGTGTAAAGTTTAATATGCCCCTGTTTGGTGTATTATTATAATTAAATATTATCGGTGCTAAATAATCAACCCAATTTGAATCTCCATGTGCAAGAAATAATTTTGTAATACGTGTTTTCAATGTTCGTGCAAATCTATCTATTATACCTAATGCTCTATGGTCATTAATTACTACGGGGTCTAATTGTATATTATGTTCTCTTAATAGCTCTTGAAATTTAGCCCCTAAAAATGAACTATCAGAATCACTCATTATAACACTAGGATTTATTTTATTGTAATCTAATATGATTTTTAATGCGTGAGTAGTATCGTCTATGCTTTTAGATTTCATCATTACTGCATCTACATAACGTGAAAATACATCTATTAAACAAAATATATATTTGTATCCATGGTTATAATTTGTAGTAATACCATCTATTTTTTTCTTTGTCTTATATTTGCTGTAATCATACGAAAATTTTGAAAGGTCAAATATATCAATCTGACAAATACCAAAGGGTATATAGCTTATAATATGCCCCATTTTTGCTTTTGTCTGTTTTCTTTCCCATGTTAATTGGTATTCTGGTTTAGTTAATAGATATTGTCTGACATCTGATAATTTTAATTCTGGATAGTCTTTTCTAATGATATCATACACTTGTTGTGCTCCCGGGTAAATATTATGCTTTATTATGTCATCAATTTTTTCAGTTATTATTTTATCTTTTGATAATTGATTATTTGATGTAAGCATTACTATATATTATTAAAACATATTTTTTATATATGCAAGAATTTCATCATTTAGTTTTTCTTTTTTTGTTAGTCGTCGTTTGGTTGATTTTTGTATTGGTGGTAAATCAAATATCTGCGGTGATTTTATCCCTGCTTCTTTCATTCGTGTTTTATTCAAAATACTAAATATCTTTTTTGTACTGTCTGGACAGTTTTTATATGCTGGTAATGATGGCGTAATTGATACAATCCACTACAATCACAATATATTAAATCAGTATCTGACATTATTTATATTATTAAGAATAATTAATTTTTAAATTAATTTTAATTTTTATTTTATTAATATATATTTATATTTTTAATGTCTGTAGCTCGTGATAAGGATACATATTTCATACGCTCGTCAAATCTTCTCCACTCATGAATAGTGTATTTATGGTCAAATGTGCAACCTTGAACCTTATAAACCGTCATACAATAAGCAACATAAAATAACTTCTGAAAATCATTAAAATGAATTTCTATTTTTCTTTCTTCATCTTCAATTATTATTAACTGCTTTGTATGTTGTATTTCTTTGATAGTAAATGTTTCATTATTAGCGATGTTGAGTTCTTTTGAGTTTTTACGTGCTATTATTGGCATACCTGATAAGAGTTCAACGTCTTGAGAATTAGGGTCCCATTCTAATTTTTTAAGGTTAAGCGGTTTTTTTCGTCCGTCATTCTTTTTAATAGCCTTTTTCATCATGATTTTATTGATTTCCATTCGTTTAGCGTTTGTAAATGAAATATGTTGAGATGTGAATTCATTATTAAAATCTGATGCTTTTAATTTGTTAATGTTATGAGGCAATAACATATTAAATAATGTATCATCTGCCCGTCTGCATTTTGTTAATTGTAGTCTTTTACCGTCGCATATTTCATATAATGCTAAACTATCTTTATAATTTGGATTTTCAATTCGTTCTTTTACTGGTAAAAGCTGTTCAAAATCACCTGATAATATAAATTTAATATCTGGTCTCATACGCTTTAAGACAATGAAATATTTATAAAACTGCTCGCTCATCATACTAATCTCATCAATGAATATATATTTAACGTCTAAATCTCTTATTGTTTTACCGTTGTTAGATGCTACAAACATATGAATCGTTTTTCCTTTGATAAGGCGACAAGCTTTATTAGTTGGTGCTAATGAACTGTAGTTAATTCCCCTAATTTTAAGTTCATCGTGCAACATCTTAATAAGGTTTGTCTTTCCTGTTCCTCCTCTGCCGTCAATATGCCATGATTTAGATGAAGAAATAATATTATCAACTAAAATTTTAAAATCGTCGTTTCCGTTGTCTGTAATAAGACTAAATTTTTGTTCTTCGTAATCATATGTATCAGTTCTTGAATATCGTGGTAATATTTCAACTTTAAGACGTTCATTACTTTCTTCTATTCTATACCTCGGAACAGTTTTATTTTCATCAAAATAGAAGCCTTTGATATTGTTATGATGACTTGAATCATTAAAAAGCTCAAAAGGCATTTTATTATCCTTAAATATGCATATGCAGCAATCAGTAGAGACATCTAAAACTATCCCGTTGTTTTCTTCTATGATTGTTTTCATTTTATG